GTTCCAGGAGTTGATCAGCTTGCGCTCCTCGCTGTTCTTGGTGAGGCGGGCTTTGTCGCGGCCTTGGGTGACCTTGTAGACAAAGTCGGAGATCTCGATCCCCGGCATGTTGGTGACCTCGTCGACCACCAGCGGCAGGTTGCCGTAGACTCCAAGCCTACTCACCAACGCATTTTTCGTGGCGTCTCTGAGCATCATCAGGTCGTTGTGATATCCCCAGACCGACTGGTTCCACCGCAGCATCAGGGTCTTGCCGGCACCTGAGTCACCGACCAGCGACACCAGGGCGCCGTCGAAGCCGGTGAACGGCATCAGCGGCGCGCCGAAGGAAGCGAGCAGAGCGAAGGCGAACGGCTCCATGCCTGGGCGGCCGAGGATCTCGGTGGCCTCGGTCCACTTCTCCAGGGACCCGGCCTGTCGGAAACCCTCGGCCGACTTCGGCACGTTCCTGGCCAGGCTGGCCTCCTCGACCGCACCGTTTGAGTGGTAGATCTTCTTGCCGTGCACGAACATCGGCGAGGCGGTGTCCAGGTCCTTCCAGCCCATCTGGCAGAGCAGTTTGGTCATTTTCTGGTGTCGCTGCAGTTTCGCCTGATACGATTCGATATAACCGAGCATATATTTTTTCTCCTTTGCTCCTACTACCTTGATATGTGAGTCTGCCAGGATGGTCATCAGGGCCTTGGGGTCATGGACCAGTGAGGAACGCACCGTACACTCCATCGCCCCCTCGTGCGGCAGGTGATGCTTGATCGTCATCACCTCGTAGCCCAGGCTCTCGTCGTAGGCCAGCCGCTCCAGGTACAGGTCCATGTCGTAGAACTTCACCCAGCGGCCTTCCTCTTCTGCGAACAGGCCGTCCTTGCTGCGCCGGTAGCCGGGCGGGGTGTCACAAGTGGTAACCGGCACCTCTGCCTTCACCGGCTCCGGCCGGCCGAGGACGATCGGGGACTTGATCTTGCCGTTGTGCGGGCAGCCGATGCAGGTCTGCGGGTTCTCGCTGCCGAGCTTGGCACAGGTCGTGGGGCCGACGCCGGCGGTGCGCCACTGCAGGATCTTGTCGTCGGTCTGAGTGGTCGAGTAGCCCGAGTGTCCCTGCGACCACTCGTGGATAATCTCCTCACCGTTGATGCAATGCACCAGGATGCCGATGCAGGAGTACCAGAGCGGCTCGGGGATGTCGCCTCCTGTCGAGCGCATCAGCCCGACCTGGGCGCACTTGGCAGCGATCAGGTTGGCGTCGTTGACTGACTCCTCGTAAACGAAGAACTCGGCGTTGACATCCTTGTTGGCCTTGGGCGGCAGCAGGGCGTCGTGCTGCACCTTCTTGGCCTTGGCCGCGGATCTGAGCTTGGCGACGAAATCCTCGAAGGCGATGTCCTTGTTCGGGTCGTGCAGGATGGTGACCGGTTTCGGCTCCCGCCCGGGCTTGCGGTTGGTGGTGCCGGGGATCCGGAGAACCGAGGCGGTGTCCGAGGTCCTGGTCGAGTCGCCGCCGATGGCCGGCGAGTAAGCCGCCACCACTTTCTTCAACAGGTAGGCCACGGTCTGCCACTGTGGCGCCGGGATGGCCTTGTCAAGGATCCAATGGGCATAGAGCCCGTTGCCGGAGTTGACGACGGCCGGCATCGGCAGGCCGGTTGCTGAGACAAATTCCTGTAACGCCTTGCAGCCTTCGCTCTGATTCTTCAGGGGCCACTTCTCGCCGCAGTCGATGTCCAGAAAGAAGTTCTTCAGGTACCTGGCGTTGTCCTGGCTGCGGGTCTTTTTGGCAAGAGCTTTGTACTCCGGTTTCGGCAGGCCGTAGGGTATCTGTTTGTTATGGGCCTGAGCCTCCCGGATCTTCCCCGGATCGTAGGTGGCTTGGGTTATGTAGGTGGTATTGCCGTTCTTATCCAGCATCTTGATCTGGAGAACGGCGGAGTCGAGGTCTTCAAAAAAGAAATGCCGGAAGCCTCCGCTGGGGAGCAGTTGCGCGACGCAATACATCCCTTCTTCCGGAAGGAGCCGGTGCAAGAACATAGGTTACCTCCACCTGTAGGTTATAGAGTTGAATACCTACTTGGCGGAACGCATTTCTGCAACGATTTTCCTCAGCACCTTGACGCGCTGCGGCGCCTTGAGTTTTTCCTTGAGTGGCAACCGGCCGTGCCTGCATCCCTTCTCCAGGCGGAGGGCGGTGTTGTAGGCGATGTCAAGCCTGAGCTTGTCGGCGATCGGGGCACCTTTTTTCCAGCGGTAGAGGGTCTCTCTTGAGATGTTGGTCAGGCTGGCGAAATCGGTGGGACCGATCATGGCCTTCTCCAGGACCTCGTACATATACGCTACTTTCGGATCGATCTTGATTTCTGCCATGGTGTGTTCTCCTTTACACCCTACCATTGCGACTCTCTTTATAGTCGTCAAACGTCATTGTTTTGAAAAGCATTTTGGTGTTTGCCCACCGGGCTAATTGGCGTTGTTCAAGTGTCGGCTCAGTGCCTGCCTCGTCGATGTACGGCTGGCAGAACGGATCGAGGTCAAGCCCTTTGAGAAATCTCACCCTCTCCAGGGCGTCTTGCACATCCTCCTTCACAAGGACGTAGCAGAAATATCGCCTGGGGGTAGCGTTGTGCCAGCGCAACAGGGCCACCGCCTTCTGGATACTCGGCATCTGCGTGGCTGAGTCACAGGCAAGCCTGATCGGTTTCAGCCATAATGCTTTTGACAATATCCTCGCTTCCACATCGGATATCCGGCGGGCATCCAGCCCTTGATTGAAATCAATCCTTAATTGCAGCCTTGTCGCCCTTGCTATCTGGTCCATGCCGTGCCGTGAGGCCAGGACGTTGTTGTCCATCAAGACTACATCCCGATGCCTGGTGAACTCTTCTATGTCTGCATGAGCGCGAATGTCTCCCTCCTTTGCAGGCACGAAACACCAAGGGCACTTATTCGGGCAGCCCCTGGTGAGGAAACCATAACTCTCAGTGCAGTTATACAGGCTGTAGTCCGGACATATATGCTCCACACTCTCCGGCAGTGATGTTGTAGATCTGTAACCAGTGCCGCCTTTTACTGTACTTACCGGTAGGTCCTGCTCCGGAGTGAATGTGAATACCTTACTTGATACGACTTTATCGAATGTAATCTCTTCCGAATACACCCGAACTTCATGGCCGGCCTGCTTGTAGGCTGCACTCAACTTCATCAGTGGGATGTTTGGAAACCCTGTGTTATCTGCATCGTGCAAACCTACAAGCATTATCTTCTCTCCTTTAAGCAGGGATGCTCTGACCATCCCTGCGAAGTGTTTATCAGGCTACTCGCCAGAACCGAAACCCTTCAGCCAGTTTGCGTGAGGACAGTTTGACCTCGGCCGACTTCGCTGACCGCATCACCGACTCGCGCACGGTCTTGCCGGCGGAGAACGGGACGAAGAAACTATCGCCCACTTCCATCGCCTGCAACTTCTCCTTGGCCTTGCTCGGTTTGGCTACGTTCACCCGCGCCGGCAGTTCGATACCGGCTTCTATCTGAATGCTCCCAAAATCAATTGCCATGTTCTTTTCTCCTTAAAGGTTGAGTTTTTACAGTCCCAGATCGCGAATCAACTGGTCGTCGCTCGGCTCAAGGGCGCCGGCATGGACCTGGGTGTTACTGACCGGTGCGGCAGAGGTCCCACCGAGGTCGAGGTCGTCCATCAGCTCGCCCTGAGCGGCGGCGAGTTTGGCAGCGGCCTCGGCGGCTTCCTTCTCAGCCTTCTTGGCTGCCTTAGTGGCGGCGGACTTGGCGGCGGCTTCCGCCCGGGTCTTGGCGATGGCGGCTTCTTTCTCGGCAGCGGCCTGGGCCTCTGCGGCGGCCTTGGCTTGGGCCTCTTGGACTGCAGCAAAGTTAACTCCAGCTGGATCAGCCGACGGATTTACAGACCCCTGGTACGAGGCAGGAACAGGTGCTGGCAGAGCGGGAGCCGACGACATACCGGCGATAATGTCCTCAACCTCCGGCAGGGCGGCGATCTCGGCCAGCTTGGGCAGGGTGTCCTGGGGCAGGAAACCGCCGAACTTGAAGACCACGACCGGAAAAGTCTGGGCCAGGTCGAAGGCGACCAGGGTCTTGGCGGTGCCGAGCGGGATGCCGGCGGCCGAGAGCTGCTTGACATACATGCCGAAGTTCTTCAGCGAAGCCGGCGGGATCTTGAACATATAGGCCTTCGGGTCGGTCTCGGTCTTGCGGGAGCCGGGGATGAAGACGGCCAGGGTCTTAGTGTCCGAGCAGGCCTTGCCCTTGGTGGCGTTGCCGTTCTGGTCGGTTCCGGAGCCGAAGGCATTGTGCGGGCAGTTGGCGCACAACTCACTCTGCGGGCTCGGAGAGGTCGGGTCGGGGCGGACATTGTCGGTGCTGAAGCAGTCCGGGCTCTTGCCCTCCTCGCCGGGGTTGAAGGCGGTGGCATACCAGGTCTTCTGCAGGGGCTTCTTGGCCCTGAGAATAACCATTGGCAGGTAGGCATTGTCGTCTGGACCGATGACCATCTTGCCGGCCGGGAATGCAGCCTCGTCGCCGTTGGCATCGACCAGGGTGAACTGCTTGCCGCTGAGTTTCAGTCGCGGAGGCATACCGGTGCTTATGCCGGCAGCCGCGTCGTCGTTGGCCTGCCGGGCCAGTTCGGGGTTCAAAATATACGATGGAACTTCTGCCAT